ATATGCAAATAATAATCGTTAAATTTGTGAACTCTTTTTTAGACGGGTGCCTGCTGACACCCGTCTAAAATGGGCTACCCTAAAATTGGAAACTTACGAAATTATGAATATTTTGTGCAATAATATTCTTATAATGTAAAAATAGCTCCCTAGTTCGTCCGCTGACGAGGGAGCTATTTAACACAAAAACTAAACTAGACACATTTTTGGAAATCTAGTTGTATATTCTGTATATCAATTATATAGTCCTGCTTTTTTTTATGGTTCGACCATAATTCGACCATTTGCTGTTTTATGTACTATCAAGATTTTTGAGTTTCATGTTTTATATTACTTTAAATATTATATTTGCGCATCACTAAAATTGATTATCGTATGTTCAAGAGAATAAAGCCTATTTCAAAAGCCTCCTTGGAAGGAATCGTTTATCAAATAAGATACCTTACAGGCGAAAAAAATGTTACTGATGAAGCACTTGTTTGGCATTTGCAAAGGATCTTATCCGAAAAAGGAATTCCTGTCGACTATATTCCTTCTCCCAAACCATGGGAATGGAAGAAGAGAATATGATTACTTTTTTCCACTATTACCGCTTTTGTTTGGCGGAGGAGTGTTCGTTGTTTGAGGTATAGACCTTTCTTCTCTTTTTGGGGGAGGTGGAATAGAGGCACTGCGTGGCATCTCTTTTGGAGTATAATCTCCATTATTAATTTTCTTTGTATATCCCATATTTATATTATTAAGTTATTTACTTGTTTTACTTTTAGGAGGTGGTGGTGTTTTACACGGTGAAGGCATAGAGCCAACAGGTGATATTGGTTTATCATGTATGATATGAATCTTTCCATACCCACCTCCATAATTAGTTTCGTGATTGGAGGTCTTTCCTGAATTTGTCGTTTTAGCCATAATTAATTTTCTTTTTCAAAATATACTCGGTTAATATATTCTTCAGCCTGTTCATCTATTTGATGTTGAAGTCTTTTAGATATATATCTGATACCTTTATTTAATTGTGATTCTTTATCGCACTCTGTCTCTTTTATCTCAAAAAAGCGTTTCATAGCTTCTTTTTCATCTATATGTTCGTGATCAAAATCATACCATATATTTTCTAAATGATTCATGTAGCGTACATAAAAGTTGGACAAATTATCTAATTCAGATAGTTCGGGTTCTGATTGCAGGAAGTTGGGCATTATAGATTTAGTTATTGATACGAAACCAATTAACAATGAAGTGATAAATGGAATGTATTCATTAATGGAAAATCCCAAAGCTCCAGCTGATGCAGAAAGTGCTATAAATCCATTGTAATATCTATTGTGAGCACGTCTTATGTCGGTGTATTTTTGCAAACATAAAACATTTGCTCTTGCTTGCTTTAATTCTTCCCATATTCTATTACGTGCTATCATAGTTTATTTTTTGTGAAATGGATCGATAATTATTTCTTTATTCTCTTGGTTAATTTTATTATTATCTCTGTCTGCTATTAGCTTTAGCAGCCTAATAATTTCTTCCTGGTTAGATACCATTTTATTAATCTTGTAGTACCAGCAGAGTAGTTCTCTACAAACGATAAAGATTATAACACAGATAAGTAATACCATAAGTACTGAACCGAATCCGTCGGACGATGAAGGTGCAGGAGCTTGTGCAAATAGTGCCATTGGTACAATGCCAAAAGTGATAAATGTAATTATTTTCATGTCGTATCTGTTTTATTGATTAGTTTTATCCTACATTTCGTTCGTTCTTCAACATAGCCAGTTCACTCTTTAATTTTTGGTTTTCTTCCAAAAGGCGTTGAGTAAGTACTGTCTTTTCATTAATTTCATCTTGTAAGTTTGTAATTGTGCTTACTAAATGTTCTAAATATTTATTCGATAGATTCTCAATTGTGCGGGATATGCTTTCAATAGTCTTTTGCTGGCTTTCAATTAAAGCCATTGAAGGAGTGATTTGTTTCTGTATTTCCGTTGCTATAATATCGTTACTGTCTTCACTGAATTTTTTGATAAGAGTTTCACTGAACTCTGTTATCATATTATTATATAGTTCAATTGTTAATGGCTTTTTGCCATTTTCTATTTCAGATAAATAAGATTGTGAAATTCCAAATTTATTGCAAAAATCTAATTGGGTCATTTTTAGACTTTTACGTAGCCTTGTAATATTAATGTTTTTCATGATTAATTCTTTATCCTATATTTCGTTCATTTTTCAACATTGCCAGCTCTCCTTTTGCTTTTTTAAGTTCTTCGGTGAGTAACTGATTCGTTTTAGTTTGTTCGGTGATTATACCTTGCAAGGTAGTGATCGTATCTACCAAACGTTTCATTTGTTCTATACTGGGGTCAGGTTTGATTTCTGAAATCAGCATTGGGCCTTTATTGCGGAGTAACCAATCTGCTGAAATATCCGTAAATGCGTTTAATGTGAGCCTAATTACTTTAGAGGAAGGTTCTGTATTTTTTTGAAACATAGAACCAATCACTGATTGTGTTACCCCAATTTTAATGGAAAACTGTCTATCTGACAGCTTATAATAAGAGATAATCTCTCTAATTTTTTCATTTACGCTTGTTTCAGTCATTTCTAATTCAATAGTTAATTAACGTAAATACGTTTATTCATCAAGCTTTATATTTTGCAATTAACGTAAATACGTTTATATTTGCATCATAAATCAATCAATCATACAAACATACAAAAAATGATTGATAAAACCAATTAAAAAATAACGATTATGAGCTACAATTTATCACAAATAATGAAGTCTGCACACCGCAATTACAAGAAGGGTGGAAAAACATTTTCAGAGTGTTTAAAATCTGCATGGAGCTTCGCAAAACTCCAAGAAAGTTTCTCACCGGAAGCAGTGAAATCAAGAACTGATAAATTTTTAGCTGAAAGACATGAAGCTATGAGCAAGGCTGCCAAAGCTACACCTAGCAAGGAATATAATAACCTTAATATTCCCGCTTCCGCTTACTACAACCCAAATAGTACTCATTACGGTGCACATTACGTCGGAGATTAATCAAATTATACAACAATGGATAAAAGAACCGAACTAGAAATACAGCGAGACAAATATGAAGCTGTGATTGAAGAACGAGACGCGTTGATCAGCTCTTTGAGAGGTGAGAATGAAAAACTCAAACGAGATTTAGAATCAGAACGTGGATTTTATAGAGAGAAAGTTTCCCAATGTGATGATTTGAAGAAATTTATTGAATCGCAACGAAACTTAATGGACATAGTTTTGAAGAACAACCAAAGTATTCTCTAACCCTCACTAAAGTCAAACCAAACCGCCGGTTATCCGGTACCCAGTCCGGTCTTTGAACCTGCCCTTGAAGGGAGACTGGGAACAACAGAGAAGAGTTCTTTGACATATTGGTAAAATGGTGTTTTGGAAGCCGACACATGCCGAAAGGGATTACTGACGTAGGCGGGCTTCTCAACGATATAATGCTGTGGTTAATGGTCAAGCCGTATCGTTGTAAAACTAAATCAGTTAGACGTTTGTCGGCAAATCGAGGTATTTGCTTTATGTATATAAAGGTGATGTAGCTCAGGCAGGTTAGAGCGTATGTTTTTACATGAGGTCGGCGGTTCGAATCCGCCCATCACTTCAATGTTTAATTGACGTTACAACTGCGTGTGTATCTTATAAATTGCATAGGCTGTTAAACTGATAATAAAAAATAGAAATGAAATGTAGGAAATTGACTCACAAATTGCGAAGAATTTATTGCGTGGTACGGCTGGCGTTACGGTCATTTTGGAATTGTATAAGTTATAGAGGATATATTCTTCTACCCGTTTTTGAGCGTTGCGTATCATCACGTTGCTCATTGCTCGATTCTCGTATATGGTTATACACGAAAAAAGGATGGATAGTGCGTTTGAACATATTACCACCAATAGTAAAATTCGACTGCAAGCGTTGTTGGTTGAAAGATTGCTTAAAGAAACAAGTACAGCAAAAGTAGCGGATGCAACAGTCAACAGAGTGCTTTGGAGTCTGAAAGTCCATTCAATTTTTTTCTCTAAAGTTTCTTTGTAGTATGAAACTACTTTTTCTTCATTATTCATATTTTCTTGTTTTTTGATTTGACACTTCAAAAATAAGAAAATCCCCCGTTCCTTTTTTATTAGCGAATAATCTTGGAACGGGGGAAATTATTAACTAATTAATAATCATATGATTCAAGTAACAATTAAAAACGATAGGAATGAGAATTTGGAAGATGCCACATTCTCATTGCATGTAGAGAATATGCCGATAAAATCAGCTAAAATAGTAGCTGAAAAGCTTCCTGCTATGATACAGAAAGCTTTTTGGGATTATGCAGATTGTAAAGTCGGGTTCAATCGAGATAAAAAGAGAGATAATGAATGAATTTCTTCACTTAATTTTTGATTATACACCCCAAAGTTAAGTAAATCCTCCGAATAAAGCGTGATGCTGCCGATCGAATTGGTTCGGGGGAGCTTTTATTTTAAAATTAATCAGTATGGAAAAAGAAATAGAAAGACGTGGTGTAATTGACGTTTTACGAAACATGGACGTTGGTGCAATAGAAGTATTTCCTATCGTTCAGAAACCGTCTGTAACTAATACATTGAATGCTCGGCTTTATAAAGAAAAAGCTGAAGGAATGGCTTGGAAAACAAAGTCAGATGTAAAAAATATGCAGTTTATAGTAACTAGAATTGCATAACTATCTTGTTTGTTGAGATGATCAGAGGTGAAATGGCTGAAATATTGCTAGATAATATTCTCCGTCTGTTTTCTACAGAGACATTTGGAAAAGATAAGTCTGCATATTACGTAGGTGGGGAAAAGAAATTGATGAATCTTATAGAAGCGGGTAAGATTGAAAGTGATAAGCCCACTAATGTCCAAAACGGCAAGTGGCATTGTAATGCTGCTCAAGTATTACTGCATTGCCGATGTTCGAGAAAGAAAGTCAAACCTAAAAAACGGAAGAGATGAAAAAAATAAAATTCATTCATAACATTTTTACAGTAGTCGCCTTATTGGTAGCTATGTATATAGGTGGAGGAATCGAAGCTACGAGAAGTGATATCGCCTGGTCATATCTTATATTCTTCGTAGTCGTTGTACTATTGGCTGCGAGATTTATTTATGAAGATGGGAAACAAAATAAAGATAGCCTGTGAAGGTTTGCATTGCTTAATTTTAGTATTTGTCATGTTTATTTAGCCCGGTTCGCCGGGCATCTGCCGGGGTAGCTCAGGTGGTTAGAGCGCATGTTTCTACATGAGGTCAGCGGTTCGAATCCGTTTCCCGGCTCAACTCAATCAGAGTTAAGTAACCCGTGAGGGGGAAAATTATGTTTGTATCAATAACAATCAATCAATGTAGCCAGAATCGTCTGGCTACGAATTGAAGGAATGGCGGAATTGGTAGACGCAAGTATGCAGATAGATTGAAGAAAGTCATACATAGGTAATCTATCATCCCGGTTCGAGTCCGGGTTCCTTCACAGAGAATTTTTCTTTTTATGTTTAACTAATGTTGCCAGCGAAAAGGACGCTGTAGGGTTAAAGCCCCTGTTATTTGAGTTTTAATTGTTCTATACCATTCCGGTGTGCTTTGAACGGCTATCCGGAAGCAAGAAGCTCGTGAGAGTGCTATTTTATAGTTAATGTCGTGTTTTATTTTGTGTTTGTGTTCTAAGTGAATGGTTCGTGAGAATAGTTCACTTTAAACGGATGGCTGGTGTAATTGGCAGCATACGCAGGTATGCGTGATGTGGGTTCGAGCCCCACGCCATTCACATTTCTGATCCTATTAAATTATAGTAGTTCATGAGTTTTGTTTTGTGTTTGTGATTGGGGTGTATGGTCTGTGAAGATAGTGCACCTCTTTAATTAATCGGGCGGATATGTATATCGTTGGCTGAAACTGCGGTGAGGTGCACCAATATTCCGTGAGACCGGTTCGACTCCGGTTCCGTCCACTAGCATTTACATTATGTATAAATCAGGGAGCCGTACACCCTTCAAGCGTAGCCGTTCCATAAGGTACATTGGATTATTCATTTTCTTATTTTTCTGCCTGTACAATACCGTACAGGCAGTTTTTACTACCTGAAAATGGCGTTAAAATGGCGAAGTTTCTGTTTGCTAAACTTGTCAATAACGATTACCTTTACTGATGTAATAAACTAAAAGTCAAACCATTAATTCAGAATTATGAAAGAATTAGTAACCATTCAGCAAAAGCTGAAAGCCCCGAAAGGGCAATTTAATAAGTTCGGTAGTTACAAATACCGTAGTTGTGAGGATATTCTTGAGTCAGTGAAACCTATTCTGACTGAAACAAAGTGTTCGTTAACTCTCAGTGATGAGATGGTGTCAGTAGGCAATAGAATTTATGTAAAAGCAACTGCCACTTTAACCAACGAAAAAGGGGAAAAAGAAATAGTGACTGCTTTTGCGAGAGAAGAGGAAACAAAGAAGGGAATGGATGGCAGCCAAATTACCGGAGCCTCATCTTCTTATGCAAGAAAGTATGCTCTTAACGGTCTATTTTGCATTGATGATACAAAAGACAGTGATGCAACTAACACTCACGATAAAGAAGACGCACAACAGCCTGCAAAAACACCGGCTAGTATGAAGAATCCAGTTTATACTGGTGCCCAACTGAAAAAGGCTATTGCTGACATGCTTGCTGTCAAAAGCAGAACTGAACTTGAAAAAGTATGGTATGGTAATCCGGCTATGCAAAATGATAAAGAGTTTGTAAATGCTTGTATGGAAATGGGCAAAATTTATCCTGCATCATGATAGAGTTGGTTAAATCGAGTGTGGTTTTCTCAGAAGAGAACCACACATATTTTCTTGGTGAAAAGCAACTGAAAGGTATTACCGGAATGATAAGCCGGCAACTATTTCCTAATAAGTATAGGGATATTCCAGAATACATATTGAAAAAAGCTGCTGAAAAAGGCAGTCGTATTCATGGACAATGCCAGTTTGCTGATGTAACAGGATTACCACCCGAGAGTATTGAAGCTATTAATTATATCAGGGAAAGAGTAAATGCCGGATATAAGGCTTTTGCCAATGAGTACACTGTTTCAGATAATGAATATTTTGCATCGAATATTGATTGTGTTTGGGAAAAGGACGAGAAAATCAGCCTTGGTGACATCAAGACTACTGCAAGCCTTGACCGTGAGTATTTGAGTTGGCAGTTATCAATTTATGCCTATTTGTTTGAACTTCAAAATCCACTAATTAAAGTTGATAAATTGTTTGGAATTTGGCTACGAGGTGATAAATCTGAATTGGTTGAGATTGAGCGTAAACCGGATGCAGAGGTTAAGAGATTACTGGAGTGTGAGATTAAAGGTGAACAGTTCTTACCTAATGCTCCTGTTCCAGCCGATGAGAAGTTGCTTATTCCTATGCAATTAGTAAATACTATTATTGATATAGAGGAACAGGCGAGTTATATCGCTGAAGTGCAGAAAGGTTATAAGGAACAGCTTAAAAGTGCCATGCGTGAGAACGGTGTTAAATCATGGGACGCCGGTCGGCTGCGTGTTAGTTATACTCCCTCTTCAACGGGTAAGAGTTTTGATACAAAGAAGTTTCAGGAAGATCACCCGGAACTATATTCTCAATATTTAAAAACATCAACTAAAGCGGATAGTATTCGTGTAACTATAAGGGAGGAAGGAAAATGAGTGTCAATAAAGTAATTCTTATAGGGCGTGCCGGTAAAGACCCGGATGTGAGAACATTGGACGGTGGAGCGAAAGTAGCTTCTTTATCTTTTGCCACAACAGATAAGGCGTACACCTTACAAAATGGAACCCAGGTACCGGAGCGTACAGAATGGCATAATCTTATATTTTGGAATAAGACTGCTGAAATAGTTGAGAAGTACGTCCATAAAGGAGATAAGTTGTATATAGAAGGTAAGTTACGCACTCGTAACTATGACGATAGCAAAGGAGTTAAGCGCTACATCACTGAAGTCTTTGTTGATAGTATCGAGATGCTTACACCGAAAGTTCAGCAACAGGCTGCTCCTGTACCTCCACCATTACCAACGCAACAGCCTACACAGAGGCAGCAACAACAGGTACAACAGCCTGCATATCAGCAACAGTCGTTTCAACAGGCACCACCGCCTGATGATTTACCATTCTAATATATGGCAGAAGCTATTCTAACAAAACAAAACGGGGTAGTCACAATGGATAAGTCGTTTGACTACCTCTGTTCCACGCTCAAAAATGGAACTTACACTGTAAGCATCAAGAGAAAGGTAGAACCGCGTACCCTGTCGCAAAATGCGCTCATGTGGCTGTGGTTTGCCTGTATTGAGAGGGAGACAGGCACGGACAAGTTGGATGTACATGATTACTATTGCCGGAAGTTTCTTCCACGGCAAATATGTATGAATGGAAATATTGTTTCGGTTGTTGGAAGTACTTCTAAATTGAATACGATCCAAATGAAAACTTTCATGGATAAGGTTCAGGCTGATGCTGCCACCGAATTAGGAATCAATTTGCCATTGCCTGTTGACCAGTACTATAAAGATTTTATTAATGAATACCTGCATAGGTAAGTATTAACTAAAAATTTAATTAAAATGGATTTGAATATTTCAAAAGCAAAATTGACCAAAAAGGGATGTCTTGAAGTGGTCTATACAGACAAGGAGGGAAACGATATTGTTTTCAAGGGGATTAATCCTGTTCATCCGGATTTGAAGGATTCGCTTAATAAGCTTATCCCTTACATTGTCGATATTACAGAGCAGAAAGAAGCCGGGTACATTAATTGGGAACGTCCGGATTCATGTCTTGAAGATGAGTTTTTCAAGAAGTTCAATGTAACCGGTGTTAGCATTGGTGGTGACTCTTCCTTTGAAGTTTGTGTGCTGACTGGTAAGCGAACTCTTATGACGAGCAAAGTTCTTAATCTTTGTTCTCCTGGTATTGGTTTCGATCCGGACAACGAATCGTATGTGCATTGTGAGGAGTTTCGTGATGCAGTTTACAATTTCTTGTATGAAGCAGAACTCTATGTTACAGAGAATAAATGTTCAGAGATTCAAAAGGAGTTCGAGTTTAAAGATGGTGAGGACCCGTTTGAAAAGACAGATGAAGCTGCTGAAGCAATGAATGAGAGTGAAGATAATGAGGTATTCTCAACTGTTGAACATCAAGAATTAGTATTAGAACCTGCTTCATGAAACCAATCTATGTGACTAAGACGCCAAATCTGTACCGGATTCAGTTCGAGTATCACCCAAAGTTGGTCGAGGTCATAAAGATGATACCAAGTAAGCCACGCTACGACGGGACAGACCGGGCGTGGCTTGTTAGTATCAATGATGCGCGTTATCCTGTTGGACGTGATGCCAATTGGTATGTGAGAGCTTTTTCGCAATGGGCTGTTCAAATGCGTTTCTGTTCTACTGTTAAGGAACGTGAGGTTACTGAAGATATTAATTATGATATTCCTCCGATGAAACCTTTTGTCGGTGAACACTATATGTTACTTCAACCTTACGAGTATCAACTTGAGGGAGTCCAGTATGCAATAGAGCACAAACGCTGTTTTTTCGGAGACCAGCCCGGGTTAGGTAAAACGTTGCAAGCTATATGTGCAGTTGTTAAGGCACATAAGGAAGCGCCTATATACGGTGAATCTTTTCCTGTACTTGTAATTTGCCCTGCTGCATTGAAAGTCAACTGGCAACGTGAATTCAAGAAATTCGCAGGGATTAACGCCATTATACTTGATGACAGAAACCGCCAGTCCTGGCAATCTTTTTATGAGTGTAAGAAGTCTGATGGCAGCCCACTTTGTGAGGTATTCATTACGAATTATGAATCACTGAATAAGTTTTTTGTGAGGTCTGTAAATAAGGAATCCAAGTTCACAATGAAAAGTATTGCTTTCGATCAGCGTGTTTCTTTGTTCAGGTCTGTTATCATTGACGAATCTCACAAATGTAAATCAAGTAAGACACAGCAAGGAAAGTTTGTAGAAGGTATCTGCAAAGGAAAACGGTATGTATTCGCATTGACCGGTACTCCTGTTGTCAACAATAATACAGACTTGATACAACAGCTAAAAATATTAGGTCGATTAGAGGACTTTGGAGGATATAGCCGGTATGTTGAAAGATATTGTGATGGCCCCAAACAGGCATCCAACGTTAAAGAACTGAATTGGCGGTTATGGAATACTTGTTTCTTCCGTCGTGAGAAGTCAAAGGTACTTACACAACTTCCGGACAAGACTCGCCAATACTTGACAGTTGATATCACTACCACCAAAGAGTATAAGGCTGCCGAAGCTGATATGGTGAAATACTTGAAGAAGTACAAGAATGCTTCGGACGCACAAGTGCAGAAGTCCATGAATGGTGCTGTTATGGTGCAGATGCAGCTTTTAAAACAAATATCAGCAAGGGGAAAAATCAAGGCTGTTTGTGAATTTGTGCATGATGTTATTGACGGGGGTGAGAAACTTATTCTGTTTGGTTACTTGAAAGAAGTTATAGCGGAATTGAAAAAGGAGTTTCCTAAAGCTGTAACGGTAACAGGTTCCGATAATGTCAACCAAAAACAATATGCTGTCGATTCTTTTCAAAATAATCCCGATTGCAAGCTGATTATTTTGAACTTCAAATCGGGCGGTACCGGGCTTACTTTGACGGCTGCCAGTCGAGTAGCATTTATTGAATTCCCATGGACGTTCAGTGATTGTGAACAGGCAGAGGATAGAGCGCACCGTAACGGTCAAAAGAACAACGTTAACTGCTATTACTTTTTAGGCAAAGATACTATTGACAAGTATATGTATGATGTGATTCAAACAAAGAAGAACATTGCCAATGGTGTTACCGGTACGGACGATCAAGTAGAAGAGAATATGGTGAATCTTGCAATGGACTTGTTTAGGGATAAATTATGAAGCCATTTAGATTAGTTATAAATGGGCAGAAAACTCATATTCAGGAATACAAGAAAGAAATGTTGTTCGGTCCTGAATGGGAAACCATAATATCCTTTGTCG